CTCGACTTCCTTGATGTCTACTCGAACATCGTATTGCATACGTGCTCCGGTGGTCGGCCTTTGAGTCTAACTAACCCTGTGCAGTGTGCCGGTCGGAGCGTCTGGGTGCATTCGCCCCAGTCTGCCCGCTTATATCAACTTTTCGGGGCACTGTCTAGCGTCTCTGCAACTTTTCTTTCCGCCGTCTCAACACGACGCATAAGAGTACGCCTGCTAATGTTCAGACGCTGGGCCTTCAGCCATAGCGGGCCGGTGCTGACGTAGTAAGCGATCAGAGGCTGCTTCCACGCTTGGGCAAGCCTCGCGACAGCCTGTTCGGTCTCTAGGATGTCATCGGGTGCCAGCCCTGCGCCCGATCCCTTGCCGCCTGTATTGGCCCACGTAAATGCCGCTGCGGTTGGGTAGCCCGTCACGGGTCGCCCCCTGCACCATCGCCCCCACTGGCTCAACTTAACTCGTGTGTATTCGATCATCGCGCAGCCTCTGGCTTTACTTTCGAGTTGTACCGTTCCCAAAGGTCGCGGACGACTTGTTCGGGTTCCCGTGCCTCTATCCACTCGCCCCTCGGTTGCCAGACCGCTCGAGCGATCTCCTGCGTCTCGGATAGCCTCCCAGACTTTGACTTGATCTCAAGCCAGCAGACGAAATAAATAACCTCGCCGAATAGCCCGACTTGTGGCAAAGGGCGTAGCGCCAACTTGTCGGGGATGCCTAGCCCGGCTTTCGTGTAGTCGATGAGGGAGAATCCCGCAGCCTTGACCGCTTCGGATATCTCGCCGTCGTTTAAGTCTCGGCGCGCGGCGTGTCTCACTTGGTGCCCTTCTTCAGAATCTGCCGCCGCCCCTCTCGGCTCATGCTCAAGAATTGCAGCCGGTCATAGTCGAGATCGAGCATATCGCAGACCCAACGCATCGAACCGACCCCAGTCTCGCCGCTGTAGACGTACTTCTTTGCGCCTCGGTCATAGGATCGCCGGTTAAGGTCAGCGATTGCCGAATACAGTACCGACGCCCACAGCGCCCGATATGGCTGATCGTTCACCAGTTCGCCGTCTGTCTGGCTAAGTCGATTGCTTGGCATAGTTCCTCGATGATGGGTTTGATAACCTTTCGCAGTCGATACAGTTCGCGTTTCTGTTCACGCCTGCGGTCTCGTAACTTCTCGGCGTTCAGCCAGTAATACTCGCGCTGATACTCTGTCCGCTTGTTGCCGAGCCTTACCGCCTCCGATGCCGCGCGCTGGGCCTCTGGGGTTAGGGATTGGTGTAGGTGGTAGTTGTGTGGCCTACCTCCCACGGATTCGATACCGCAGACTGGGCAATTACGGCGCATGACGTGTACACGCCTCCTCGGCTTGCTCGAAGGTCTGAAACAAGCCCAGGCACTTCGGAATGCGCCGTCCGTCCTCGTTGTGCGTCCAAGCCACGTACAGGCCTTCTGGGCCGTTTTGGTCTTGGCGGATGGCGTAGGCGCGGCAGGCGCTGACGTGGCCCCAAAACGGGTGGGAGAGCCATTGGAGAGGCTGACGGAGGCGTAGGGCGGCTTGGGTCATGGCGCGTCCTCATCCGTGGCCCAACTTGGGCGGGTGCCGACTTGGCCCTCGGCGTCTTGGTAGTGCAGCATCTTTGCTCCAAAAGTTTGTTGCAGCGTCCGAATCAGCCGGAAGTCATCCTCACCCATCTCGGCCAGCATCCTCTTGGCTAGTGGCGTCTCAGCAACTGGTTGCGCCAGCGGCATACGCTTGGGGGGGAAAACTCTTGTGCTAGTTCTTCTTGCCATCCGGTCAAAATCCATGGTCAAAAGTCAAACCCCTATAGGGGGTTTTGACCTTTTTGACCGCATGGACGGTAAAAAGAGGTCAAATTTTGACCTTTTTGACCTTTTTGACCCCTCACGCTAACCCCTCCTCTGACAGCCTAAACCCGCCCACCGTGCTGGTCAGAAACGGACTCATTGCCATGGCCTCAACCGCCTTATGCACCGATTGCTTGCTCTGCCCGCACTCCTTGCCGACCTGTCGGATGTCAGCCATCGTCCAAACCAACTGCGTCTCAGATTCCTTTTGACGCGCCCGTAGTGCCGCCAGGATCAACCGCTGCACCTTGCCGTGCGGCTCTATCCGCTTGGTCGCCACCACGGCCTGCGCCTCCTTCATCACAAGCGACTTCACCGGCTCGCCGTATCGGTCGATCCGTCCCAATTCCACCTCAACCGCCTCGTAGCCCAAGGGTGCCATGCTGGCCGTATCCTTGAATCGTTCCCGGCTGATCGCCACATTCATGGCCGTAGGGTTAGGCCGCTCGATGATGTACTCGGCATCCGGGTTAGCCATCAACGCTGACGCGCCGCGCGGCCTCTTAGCGTCCCCGTGGCCCGAGTGCGCCACAAGTAGCACCGTAGACGTGTACCGTTCGCGCAGTCCGATGGTCAACTTGGACAGATACTCGGCAACTTCTTGGTTGCTGTTCTCGTCAAGCCCGGCGGAAAACTTGCTGAAGGTGTCCACCACGATCAACGCTGGCCGAATGCCCGCCTCATCGACCGCCGCCTGTAAATCGGCCATCTCCTCATCGGCGTTAAGGTTGGCGACCGACTCGAGCGCCAGCAGTTGCAGATCGTCCAGCGCCCTCCCTTGGCCGTGCGTCATCATCCATGCCTCAACACGCCGACCGAGGCCCGCGCCTTCGCCGGACAGGATGACCACGGGATTACCAGCCGCCGCAATCCGCATCGACCAATCGAGCGCCACGAACGACTTGAACGATGCGCGTGGGCCAGCCAGCACGGCCAGCACATTGGCCTCGATCACGTTGTGAATGAGCCATACCGACTCGCGACGCTCCGACACAATCTCGGACACTGGCCGCAGCACCAACCGCCGCGCGCCTCTTGCCGTGGGCCGTGTGGCCGGTTCCGTAGCCGGTTCCCGCACGAGTTCCATGCCGCGCGCCTCCGGCACGTCCGACCAGTCCGGCTCGCCTTCTTCGCGTGGTGGTGGCCCCAGCCGCACGGCTTCGGACACGTGGACATACCCGCCCGCCTTCGCTGCGCTGAACACGCTACCCAGCGTCACGCCGCCCGCTCGGTCGAGGTGGAACGACTGCCATCGGTGCTCGATATCGGCCCGCCCTGCGTAGTTGTGCGGCAGCGTCCCGGTGAGTCCCCCGCTTGCCCACGAATCCCATAGTTCCAGCCCATCGTCAGCGCCGCCGCTCGCGTGGTGCAGCGCCATGCCGACCATCAACCATGCGTCGTATTCCTCCGGGTTGATATGCGCCAGCGCATCCGTGACGCGCGGCAGATCGCGTTGGAAGTCTTGGCTAGTGCCAAGCCTCGGCGGCAGTTTCGCGGCCACCTCGGACGGCAACTCCAAGTCCATGCGCCGCTCGTCGATCAACCCAGCGGGCAGCGTGGCAATGTCAGCCAGCGGGCCAGACTGCCCAAAGTGCAACGGCCACCAAATGACGTAGCCGCCTTCCGCTCGAATGTCCAGCCCGCCCCGACGCACCTTGCCGAGCGTCACGCTGGCCCCGCCTCGAATCTTCACCCCTACTGGCGTCTGGAAAAGGTAATGCCGCCCGCCGCTTCCGCCGCCGGTTTGATGCACCCGCGTGGCGGTGAGGATCGACTGGTTTTCGGACAGCCAGTCTTGCGCCTGGTCGTCGGCTACCCGCGCGTCGAAGTCGAGCACGGCTAGGTTGGTACGCGATCCGGTCGGCACGCCCACGAGCGCGTCGGGGTAGTTGCCCCACCATCGCCGAATCATCGCCTCATCTTGGCTCGCATCCTTGAACCCGTTACGAGTCAACGGAGACTTGGCCTTTTGAATGCGCCCGGTGGTGTCCTTCTCATCACGCCGTCGACACGGAAATACCGGGTAACGCTTGGCGAGGTCGAGTACCTTTTCGACGGGCACGATTGCAGTGAGTTCGGGTTGTGTCATGGGTAGATATCCGGCCTAAGCGCCTTTCGTGAAACACCGCTCGCAGCCTCAAGCGCAAGCACTCTAAGCGGCGGGACGCGGCCTGTTTTGATCCAGTATTGCACCGCCTGCTGTGTAACACCAAGTTTACGAGCGGCGGCAGTCTGTCCGCCTAACTTGTCCACAGCACGGACAAGGGCGACGGTTTGGGTGGCTTGCTTCTTCATGGCACAAAGGTAGTTTGTTCGCCTAGTGGATGTCAAGCATGGCGGGTAACAAAAAGTGCTTGTGTTATGTTTTAGCCTTCTGTACAGTCTCTCACATGGACGGCACGTCGCCGGGCCAGAAGCGATAAGAAGGAGTCAGAAAATGCAAGTTCAAATCATCGAATCGAAGCAAGTTGATTACGCCACCATCGGCCTCCACGTATATGCCACGATGAAATGCGGCAAACACTCGATGTCTGTATCGATCGGCAAGTACAGCATCACTGCTGTGATGCACAACGCATCAAACCGTGCGTTCAAGCAACTTGGCAAAACATACCGCAACTTTGACGAAGCCTTGAGCAACTATAAGTCTTCGGAGGCTCGCGCCATGATCGAAGCCGCGCGCAACCTTTTGAACACCGCAGAGGTGGCGGCATGAACCGCCCCTCCCTCTGGCCGCAAGCAATCGCCATCCTTTTTTTGTGCCTCGCCGCCTGCGCCATCGAGCCATGCGACGGGCATTCGTGTGATGAAGAAGTAACCATTAAGGAGTTTAAGTAAATGAGCATTTTTGTTAGCGCAACAAGCGGCGGCAACTATCCCGAGCGCAAGCCCATCGAAGCCGGGGCCTACGCCGCCATCTGCGATATGGTCGTCGATCTCGGGGTACAGCCCTCACCTGGCGGACAGTACGCGCCCAAGCGCACTTTGCTGCTGCGGTTTCAGATCCCGAGCGAGCGCGTGGAGTTCACCAAAGACGGCGAGACCCGCAGCCTGCCCGCCGTTATCAGCCGCACGGTCGGCCTGTCTCTTAATGAGAAGGCCACGCTCCGCCAGTTGCTGCAATCGTGGCGTGGTCGTGCATTCACGTTGGAGGAGTTGAAGAAGTTTGATCTGACCGCCGTCCTCGGCAAGCCTGCATTCATCAACGTGACGCACAGCACGAAGGGTGACAAGACCTACGCCAACCTCACGTCGATCATGCCCCTGCCCAAAGGCATGGCCGCGCCAGCAATTGAGGGTGAGGCGTTGTGGTTCAGCACGGACACTCCCGATCCGGACGTGTTCGACAAACTTCCGGCGTGGGTGCAGGACAAGATCGCCGCGCGCATCATCGACAAGCCGAAAGCCGCAGCGCCTGCTCCAGCCGCTTCGGATGCGTTCGTTGACGATGAGGTGGCCTTCTGATGGCTACCGCGCGATATGGATATAAGATGGCCGACGGCACGAAGGTGCCGTCCGTCACTACCATTCTAAAGATTAAAGACCCCGGCGCGCTGATCAACTGGGCTTACAAGACAGGCCGCGCGCACGGCAACCTCGAAGGCAAGGGCCAGTTCGCACCGGCTAATCTTTACGAAGGCAACGATGCCTTGCAGATTGGGACGTGCGTCCACGAAATGTGCGAGGTGTTCGTAAAAGGTGGCGATCCGACCGCGCATCTTGATGGCGTGATGGAGAAAGCCGAGACGCTGGACAAGGCAGCATTCCGCGCGCAAGTCGTCAGCGCATATAGCGCCTTTGAGTTTTGGTGCAAGGGCACCCAATTGGAAATCCTCGAGTGCGAGGTGCCGGTACTGTCAGAGACGCACCGCTACGGCGGCACGCTCGACTTCATCGGACGGCTGAATGGTCGGCTTGTGCTCGGCGACTTCAAGACCAGCGGCGGGGTCTATCCCGAGTATCTGATCCAGTTGGTCGCGTATGCGAAAGCATACGAGGAGTGCAAGGGCTTGAAGATCGACGGCGGATACCATCTGCTGCGCTTCTCAAAAGAGAATGGCGACTTCGGGCACCATTTCTATCCGTCGCTAGATGATGATGCGTGGCCTGCGTTCCTGCATCTGCGGGCGTTGCATGATTTGAGCGAGCGTCTTAAAAAGAGGGCTGCGTGATGGGCGAGCCAATGTACACCGACGAAGACGAATTGTTTCAAGATTTGATGCACGACCCGGTGGACTCACCACGCCACTACCAGTTGCGAATCGGCGGCGTGGATGCAGAGATGATCGACGTGATCCGCGCCATCCTCAAGGATCGTGGCGCGCTGGCTTACTGTCACGGCTCGGCACTCAAGTACCTGGGCCGCGCGGGCAAGAAAGACGGCGCACCGACGGCGCAGGATTTCAGAAAGGCTGCGTGGTTTTGTACATTTGCGGCGCAAATCGCAGAAGATTTGGAGGGCAAGGACAAATGATTAAGCAATCCTCGCAGGAAGCCCTGCACGCCATCGCCGACTTGCTCGGCACAAGACCGAGCGCCGCAATGGTCGTGGCCGCACTCGAGGCGGCATACTCGCTTGGCCGATGCGACCAGGTGCTTGAGGCCACCAAGGTGGTGCAGCATGAACTGGCTTCTTGACATCATCCGCAGGGTGCGGCGCTCACGCCGCGAGGACTGGCGGCACGTATCGTCGCCGAATTGGGCCTGCTCACGAAAACGCGCGGGAGGGCTTTACTGGTGAAAGTGGAAATCTGCCCAGAGAGCGCGGCCGAAATCACTAGGGCCGAGTTGCGGTTGACGCTGCAACTGTTCAAAAAGGATTTACGCCAGCGGAAAGCGGACAAGGGATCGGCTGTGTTCACGCACGACAAGGCGGAAGACATCGAGCAGATTAAGCGGCACGTGGAAGCCACGGAGATGTTATTGCGATATTACGGAGGGTAAGCCATGAAAGACGAATGGGATTTGGAGGTCGAGCGTATGCCGTGGCGCTTCAATCCGCCGAAGCCGGACTTACGCGCGGCGCTATTGCAGTTGCGGTCGTTGGGGTTTAACGCAGAGGCCGACTTGATCGCGGGCGAGGTGCTCGGCGTGCAGAAAGCAAGGGCCAAAGAGGCCGAAGCGTACATTCTGCTCTCGGCTGCGTGGCCTGCGTTGGTGCGTGCTGGCCGCACGG